TGTTGCACCCTTTAGGTCATACTCACCTGTTTTTCCTTTTTGTCTGTCACCAAGACTTGCAGTTGTCTTTTCTAATGCTTCTACTATGTCTAATAAATCTGTAAGGAAGTCTACATCTAGAAAATCTATATCTAGTCTACTTCCTCTTGCATCATAATTCTCATCTGTATAATCATCTATATCCTTTTCTAATTCATTAAATTCTAGAAAATCGACATCAAGAATACCTTGGTCTTCATTAAGGTCATCTGCAGCCTGTTCTTCTACTGCTTCTTTTACTTCTTGTGGTGGATTAACAATAAACATATTGTCAATGAGACTAACTGTTAAATTGTTTATTACTACTGATTGAGTTGGTGGTTGGTCTAAACTTGATACCATTGTTGCTTGGTAAGCTTGGTTTAGAATTGTTTCTCCACCTTCGTTATACACTCTGATTTCACCCGAAGGAGTCACTCCGTCCTCGTCTGGCAAAAGTATAACAAGTGTTCTTCCTAGTTCATCAATAGTTGTTGTGAAATCTGTTCCGTTAATTGCTATCTGAGCAGTTGGTGTTTGTATGTCTATGTTTGCTTTCTTTATTTTGTTTCCCTTACCCGAAGCAAATCGTGCCGTTCCTTGCACCATTCTCATAGCCATTTTTGATTTAGAAGGGTCGGGGTCGTAATACACTTCGTCAATGTATACAACTGTATGTTCGATTAGGTCAAGTTTTTCTTCGTCTAAAAACTCAATCTTCATTCTACCATTTACGGTTTCTGCAACGTCATATAGTTCAATACCAAAACCAACGTTTGGTTTTTCTATATCTTGGTTTTGTCTTGTGAGTTTAGATAGTCCGATAGATTCTACAATATCACCAATGGGGTCACTATGTATGACCCCACTGATAAACATGAGATTAATTACTATCGCTAGATGAATCTTTTTGAGTAATTTGGATTGTTGCATTATCACTTGTAATATCCAGTGTAATTAGTGCATTAGGTGATGTGCATGAAGCGTTTGACGGCGAACATGTTCCACTAATTTGTGTAATATCTATATCTGCACTATCTCCGTCTAGGTCAACAACCAAAGATTGTTCCCCGTCTGACTGAAGTGTGTTAATATTATTACTTGAACCCGTGACTTCAAAGTCCCAAGTTAAGTCATCACTTTCCCAATCAATATCAAAAATATTCGAACTACCGATTAGTATTAAGTCTGAATTAAGTCTCTCTGCACTATACACACTACCTTGGTCAAGGTCGAAAGTATTACTACTTCCAGTGACATCAAAGTTAATGTCTGATGAGTCTGCACTACCTACATCTCCGATTAACCAGTCTAAACTGTTTGAATCACCAGTAAAGTCTAGTTTATACACTGAACTGTCTGCAGTCACAGAACCGAACAGTTTATTTGAATTTCCTAAAAAATCCAAATCAAAGTCCAAAGTTGCACCAGTAATAGTCATAGCACCTGAAGCAGTTGCATCAGAACCTATCTTATTACCAAATCCAATTTGGTCTATATACAAGTCTAAAGTATCACCTGTTTGGGTAATCTTAATCTCGTTATCATCAGTGGATTGTGCGAAAAGAATCGGTGTCGACATTATTGCAATTAAGCAAAAACTAATAAGTTTATTCATTTTCGTTTTCCTCTGTATTTAAATCATGGAGTTCGTTAGTCCCATCTGCTTGATGAGGGTGACGATGTCCATCTGTTATTTTCCAAAAACCTCTATCGTGTCCTTGGTAAACTAATTCCAGCACTGCAGCTTCTATTGCAGTTCTCACTGCATAAGTCACTGATTCATTATTTCCCACTCCGTCTTCAATCTCTACCAACTGAGTTCCTTGTTCAACATATTTAAATATGTCACCACTTCCTCCAACTGATAATATAGATTTCCGAGTTTGCACATTCAATAACACTTCACCAGTTAGAACTGAAACAGCTCTCATTGATATTGTCACAATGTCTTGACGATATTGTTGACTGTATCCTATGCCAAGGGTTCTTGCGCCTGTTCCCCCAGTTCTGACATTAGTGTCATATCCTATTATTCCACCTTCAATTATAATTCCAGCAAATAATAGGGGTTGGACACCTTTTGCTTCAGTGTCCGTTGCTTTCGCAAAATCTTGTCTTGCAGAACGTATGATTTGTCTCTCTCTGACTAATGCGTCTATACCATTTCGTTCTACAACTCTAAACCATGTTCCACCACCAGCAGTCTTAAGTGCATCGATAACCATTTCGACACCACCTTGGGTGACTGCAGTAGAGAAATCTGCAATACCTTCTCTATTTTTTCTTTGACCTGTTTTGTCTGTAAAGTTATAAACTGCAACTATGGGTCTCTCTTCCGCAGGTGGTAAGTTTAATAATTCAACAAAAGAAGGTAATTTAACTACAACGGGTGCTTCTACACATATGTAGTTTCGGGATATAGGTTTACGTATCCCAGTTATTGCGTCCTTTCTTACTCCGTCTTCCCAGTTCTTACAATCTTGTGGAGTATCTGAGAATTTTGGGACACTTGCACAACTAGAAACTAAAAGGGCTACTAGTAAATATCTCAGCATTATCCACCACCGTCACCCGTTCCAATGTCGGGGTCTTGACCGAAGTTTCCAGTTCCGATTGGTATTTCAATAACCGTTTCAGAACCACTGGAATCAACAATTGTCATTTTGATAACGTCTGTTCCTTCTGCATTTGTCACTACTTCCCATGTTATAATACTTCCTTCAAGTGCGAAGGAACCAAAGTTTGTTGCATTGTCATTACTGAACATTGATTCAACTAATTGTTTAGATAACTGAGCATAAATTCTGCTTTCTAAGTTTCTAATAAATTTTGCAAGTGTAGTATTTTCTGCTTCTCTTTGTGCAGCTTTTTCTGCACTTGCTAATGCGTCCTCTATTGCTTTCTTACGGCTGGATTCTTGGTTCTCAATCGTAAGATAATGAGCACCAGTTCCTATGCCTGAGAATGAGGGATTTTTAAATTTGTGAACTATATCAGCTTGAATTGAAAATGATAGTAAACACAACAAATATGTAATAGGTAATACTTTAGTCATTTTTAGATTCCTTCCTTTTCTTTTCATTTTCTCGGTATTCTAAAACAACGTCAACTTTTTCTTTTAAACGAATTAAGTCTTGGTCAAGCATTCTTGTTTGGTCTATGACTCGTATCAATGCAAAATGCATTTTTTCTATTTCGGGGTCTATATGTTCACTAATAAAGTTCCATACAAAATAAACGAAATATCCAAGTCCTACCATCATGACTACGGGGAATCCGTAATCGGTAATCAATTCTACAATCATAGGGACTTCTGTTTCCATCAATCCCTCCTTACATCAAGTTTTCCGTCCTCTATAAAATTCTCTGCTCTTGCAACTCTGTCTATATCGGGTCTTAACTCTAATGCACTTGACACTAACATATCAATCTTAATCATTTCGTTTGACATTGTTCTTGCACGATTCTCTAAAGATTCGCAAAACATTGTTAGTGTTTTTATACTGTCAACTATACCTTCCATGATTTGTCTAATTATTAAAAAGATGAATACACCCATGACTAATGCCATTGCAATTGGGACACCCACATCACCTATCAAATCAAATATAGCTTCCATACTTCTATTTATAATAAAAAAGGGAGCATGAGCTCCCTTTTTGAGATTGTTTCCTAACTATTTTAGTTGGTCACGAATTTCTGAAATAACTGCAGCTTTAGCACCACTTTTCTTGACTTTCAGATTTTTCTTCTCTGCAAGTTCAATCAGTTGGTTCTTAGTTAACTTCTTTAACTCTGCAACACTTGGTTTTTTAGGTTTTGATACTGGTTTAACAGATACTTCAACCTTTTTATCTTTTTTGTTGTTTGAGACAAAGTAAGCAATTACTAAAACGACTAGTATGATTCCTATAATTTCCATAATTTATTACCTCTTATTTACTTATCTAACAATGGGTTTTTATCTTTAGCTTTACCAATTGCAAGTGCAAGGACTTCTAAGTATTTGTATACTTTAGCCCACATTTTATCGTCATGTGGTGTAGGTGTCAATGCGACAATAACACTACAAATAGATATTACGACTGGAATTACCATTAGTAAGTTCCAAATCCCCATAATGAAGTCTATGATAGCTGAGAACATAGTTCCTCCTGTTATATTTATAATCCCTTTATTTAGGGATTTGACGACCCAATTGAGTATTTTGTTGTCAATTTCCACTCGTTTTTTTCACGAAATGGAATGATTTTTATCTGACTCAATGGTGCTTTTGGTTCGGAAACTTGATTTGAGTTGACTACTGAGACCAGTTTCCATTGTTCTAAAAGTGACACTATAGTGTTCCTTCTTGCAATGTCTGACTCATCTAAGTTGGACGGTTTACCGTCTAGTTTAAATAGTTCTTTAAAATGTGTTATGTAATACTTACCACGTTTGTGAAGTATGTGACATGATTGGAATAATTCCTTATCTTTACGAGAAGCTACACCAATACGTGAGAGTGTTTCTCTTATCTTTAAGAAATCTTCTTTTTCGGGGAATGTGACCTCTACTAGGTCTTTTACTATATCTTCTTGGTTATCCATTATCTCTACCACCAGTTTTCATTCTGTTTTTCAATTCACGATATTGTTTATCAGATAGTAAGTTGACATACTCTTTTGCCTCTCTCGTTGATATCTGATAATACTCTTTTATAGTATCGAGTTTTTTACTAACATACGGTTTACTCCATTTAGAGAACCTTTGTCTTTTCCTAAGAGTATTTAGGAAAAAGAGGTATTGAAGACGGTTATCAGAACCATGTCTGATATTCATCTCGTTAGTAAGAAAAACAGAATCTTGGTGATAAGATAATGCTTTATTAATTAAGAATGGTTGATATGCTTTCTCTTCAACCTCATCAACCATGAGGTTTTTCTTGTCGTAAGAGACCGACTTTACAAAATCAAAAGGATTTCTTTTAGACATTTCTACGATATTCGTAAACAAGTTCTTCACCTTTGAGTTCTTCTCCAAAGTAAAGTGTATGTCCGTCATGAGTTTCTCTTTTAATAAGTCCACTGAAGTATTGTATATCCATTACAGACTTTCCGTCTTCAGTATCTTGTGGTCTTGTATCATACCACATTGAACTAAGTGAATGTGCATGAACTGATTTAACAGTTTTTGCCCACTCTTCAGCTGCAAGTAAGTCTCTTTGATATTGAACTCTGTCGTCATATTGTGTCATGTATTATCTCCGTCTGTAGTTTTGACTTTGTGTTTCATAAACAATCTATCTGCTTGTCTTTGAAAAGACTTTTCGACTTGTTTATCAAACCAACTAAAAAACCATTTTCTAAGTTTACCCATTATGACCAACCTCCGTCTATCTCTTGTAAGACTTCGTTAGTTGCACCTAGGATATCGGTAAGAGGTTCGTCAAAGATTGCGATATCTTCATGACCCTCTTCTATTAATGCTTTAACTATTTCACCAGCATCAACAATGATTTGTAATTGATATTTCATTTCTTCTGATATTGCCATACTAAAACTCCAGTTGTGCTTGATGTAAAAAGAATTCAAGTTGAGTTGCACAACCATTTTCAACTGCTAGTTTTGCAAACTCTTCTAATTCTGCATCAGACATTTTTTCAAATAATTCAATTAAATCTTTCATTTAAATTTACACTCCGACATAATTTCTGTTAAACATGCAACGAAATTGATTTCTGAATCCATTGCAAAGGCAGACTTGTATTGATAGTCTGCAATAAAAAGAACTGCAGCTGGAACACTAGAAGGTTCTA